ACCTGGGGTATTCTTCTTCATTGCTTTTATGCCTGCATTACAACGCACCAAAGGAGCAATGGTTGGGTATAGTGATCACAAAACATATGGTGATTCCTCTACTTATGAAAACACACCAGGTTCTCAACTGGACTATTCAAAAGCACTTTTAAAAACATCTATTTAAGGGTAAAAACAATGAACGAAAAAGCAGAACGCATTAATGGTTGGGCAGCTATGCTTGGTGTAGTTGCAGCAATTGGATCTTACGCAGCAACAGGTCAACTGATTCCTGGCATTTGGTGATGGGATTTATAGCAATGGCAGTGCTGTTGCTGCTACCAATCGCTGCAGCGGTAAGAAACTCATGACTTATGATTGGACTATATTTCAAACACTTATCTTTGTTATCACGCCATTTTTTGTAATGCTTGCACTAACTGAGGATGAGGACGATGATGGTCCACCGGACGGAGGAGTGATGACACCAGCATTTGCACCATCACCCTCTTGACAAAAAATAAATAACCCAGTATCATTGGAGCACAGCGTTGCTCCTTTTTAATGCTCAAAAAACTGATCGACAAACTCTTCTCTCAGAAAATTTCTGAAGAAAATATTGAGTGTGCAATTGACGAACAAATAGTTGATTGTGTGGAGATAGATGAGGACCCCTATGTAGGAGTTGTTGCTCCAGTTGATTTATGTCCTGATGAGTGGTTTTCATCTTCATATGGACAAACAAGTTATGATATTAAACATGAAAAGGAGTTTGCTGGTAACTACCAAGGACCCCTCTATGCACCCTATACTGCTGTAGATGCGTTCAAGAAGGAGTCTATTGGTGATGACGGTATGCATCAAAAGATGTATGATATTGCCACACAAAGTGGAAAGACAACCGTTCAACTAAATCCTATTGGGGGATCCGAAAACTTTCAAGGCGGTTCAGAAAATGTCCATCGATGATTGGCGCTACAACGATCAGAAAATGAAAGTACGTGACCATGCACTCAGAATTCTTCTAGCAAAGTTTGGAGGACAAATGGAAGGAGTAGTCCCAAAATACTCAAACCAATCCATTTATGAGTGCGCTAACGATTGGGTATCACAGGGCAACATGCATACAGCAGGCATAACAAAATACTACGAGGCATATTATGCAAAAGGTAATTAATGTATTAGCAGTTTTATCATTCTTAGGACTGACTAGTATCTTGGCAACATCTGGTTATGTTTATTCGCGAAGAGATGCGATTGCTGAGCAAGTGGCAGAAAATGTCACCAGGGCAGCGACAGAGGCTATTGCAGACGTACTTCCTGGTATGCTAGACGCCGCCATGCCTGAACTCCCTGGTGCTACTGGTGGTGTTGTCGGTAGTCCTGCTGGCGGTGCTGCTCTTCCATTTTAATCTATTATGAAAAAACTTATGATGGCACTGGCAGCAGCACTTATCGCTGCTCCAGTCATGGCAGATCCAATAAAAGAAGATGATTACTTCACTCCTCATGCTCAGGGGTGTATGCTCCTAAGAGAATGCACCGAAGATGTCAACAAAGTCGAAAGTATCGCAAGCATTGCTGATTATTATCCCGATAGTGATTTCACTGGTGTTGCTGACGAGTTTCACGGAATGCTCCTTGCCCTTGAGCAGGTCGGAGTTAACGTGTTTTTAGCAGATGAAAAATATTTTCCCGTTGGTCATCGTGGAGTTTATCATACCGTTGGTAATAACTTTTTTCTGAATAAGGCATTCATGCATCGTCCTCATGTTCTCATGAGTGTGATGCGTCATGAGGGATGGCACGCTGCACAGGATTGTATGGCAGGTACTATTGAGAATAGTATGATTGCTATCATTATGGATGAGGATAAGGTTCCTCAGATTTGGCAGGACATTGCTACAAAAACATATGAATTCCAACCATCTGCTATTCCATGGGAGAAGGAAGCATTCTGGGCAGGTAAGACTGAAGGAATGACCATGAAAGCATTGCAGTCTTGTGCTGCTGGGACTATGTGGACTGACTATGACCCCACACCTATGACCCGTGAATGGTTGGTTGAGAACGGGTATATTTCTAAATAGAGTTGCCTTACTTGTGACTCATGTCTGAAGAAGTAAAAGAGGAAAAGAAAAAAGGACCTATTGGAAAGTTGAAAGAAAAGATTGAGGACGCTGACGAACAGTTGGCAGTCCTCAGCACCCTAGTAAGACTTGGCATTCTGGTCTGGTCTGGAGGTATTCTTACTCTTAACTATGTGACCATCCCCGGTTTGCCACAGCAGAAGATCGATCCGACCTTCATAGCCAGCGTGTTCACTGGAGTTTTAGCTACGTTCGGGGTTCAGACGGCGAAGAAGTCTGGTGATGGTACAATGAAGATGAATGGTGCTGGTGCTCCTGGTACAGTAACTAAAAAAGATATGGAGATGCTTATCGAGAAAGCAACTCAAGCAGCTCCGGCTCAAATCATTCGTATTGAACAAGCACCTCTAAGTATTACAACATCTCCCGCAAAGAGTGACGAAAAATACAAGATGTGACCTAAATAATTAGGTAGTCGGAACAGGTTTCCCATGTATCGGGAACCGCATTTACAGAAGAAGTCAGATGAGTGTGCTGCTTTGTGGAGGGAGTGGCACACTTTGTGGCGAAAAAAGCATTAGGAGCTCCTGACGCGAGAGAAAAATGGGGTGAATGTGTGTGTGAATTCGGGAAAATGATACGTCAGGAAGTCAAAACAAACACTAGGTATTCATCCTTAGATATGTGATAGATAGTGTAGTTGCATAAACTTTATGAAGTTTATTCTCGCACTATTTGCTACATTATTTCTGGCAACTCCAGCGTTCGCAGTAGACGTTCAAATGGGTTATGAAGGCAATCTTGTCTTTGAACCATCTGAAGTAACCATCTCTGCAGGAGAGTCAGTTCACTTTGTCAATAACATGCTACCACCTCATAATGTCATCGTTGAGAACCGTCCAGACTTAGGTCACGAATCCTTGGCAATGTTGCCAGGAGAAGAGTTCGACGTTGTTTTTAATGATGCTGGAGACTATACTTATTGGTGTGCTCCACATAAAGGTGCTGGTATGATAGGAACTATTCACGTACAATAATGGCACAATATTCAATCACAGTTCATACACAAGAAGGCACACAAACTTTTGAATGCGCCGACCATACTTACATTCTAGACGGTGCAGATGAGGCAGGTGTAGACCTTCCATATTCTTGTCGAGCAGGAGCATGTTCTTCTTGTGCTGGTAAAGTGCTTGAGGGTACTGTCAACCAGGAGGAACAATCTTTTCTTGATGATGACCAAATTGAAGCGGGGTTTGCACTACTATGCGTGTCGCTACCAGAATCAGACTGCGTAATAAAGGCGGAGGCAGAAGAGGAGTTGTATTGAAGATGATGACAGACGACGAAAAGAGAGAGTTCTTTAAACAACTGAGGGAAAGAATTCACCAACTTCGTATGTCACATCTATTTGAAGAACCATGTCCTTTGTATGAGGATGAAGATGATGAACACTTTTAATACATTCATACTTGATATTACTGTATCGGTTATCGACTTTCTTTATAGGGGTCGAGACTACCAAAGGTTTTGGGTTCTTGAAGAAATTGCAAGAGCACCTTACTTCGCTTTCTTAAGTGTGCTACACTTAAGAGAATCTATGGGATTACGTGGTCCAGAACACATCTATCTGATGGAGGAACATTTTGCTCAAACTCTTAACGAAACAGAACATCTGGAATACATGGAAAGCAGGGGCGGT